TTTTGTTAATGATACAAGCGGTTAATTTGAAGTTGAATATGACTAGAACTGCTGGAGCAATGGGATTCTTTGGGACTTTTGCGGTTCTTTCTATGATAGTTATTGGGGCTATTGCTATTGGGATTGGTTTCCAAAGTTGGGCTAAAAAATTATTTGGTAATTTTTGGGGTAGAGTTTTGACTGCGGTTTTATCTGCCGCTATTGTTGTAGTTACTGCAATTGTTTTATTTGGAACTGCTATTCTTGGTTGGCCATTAATATTATTAGCACTCTTGGTTGGTGTTATTGTTTATGCGTGGGATTGGATATATGACAGTCTTACGAATCTCTTTGATTTCTTTGCTGATGGTGGAACAGTAACTAAAGATAATATGCAAATAGTCGGAGAAGAAGGCCCAGAATTAGTCAAGTTACCAGTAGGTTCTACGGTTTATCCAAATGAAGTATTCCGTATGGGAACAACAACCAAACAAGTCAATCAAAACAATTTAACTTTTAATATCAGTGTCAATGGTAGAGTTGGAGCGAGTGATGCGGAAATAAGAGACATTGCAACTAAGTTAGGAAAGCATATAGAACAAGAAATTGTCAAACATACAAGAGGTTCATTTTTAGGAAATATTAGGTGATAGTAAATGACAGTAAATTCGGATAACTTTGCACACTATGTTTGGCTAGAAGTTGAAGGTAGCGATAAAGGAGATTTAGTAACTGGAAGAATAGGTTTGAAGTGTGATACGGTTCAAATTACTACGAGCAAAACCGCACCAGTCATACCAATTCCAGGTAGTGGTTTCGTTACAGGCAAGTCCGAGAATATCGCTATTGATACGGGAATGGCTGACAAACAAATACAACTTAGTGGTATTATTACTGAACAAGTCATAACTAAGAGTTTCACTAGAATAAAAGCAAAAGAGGATAGTGGAGCATTAAACTCTATGAAAACTTGGACTACTACTAGTAGTTCAAGCCCCGCTTCTTCTAATGTAAATGTTGATTCTCAAACTAACTTAATTAGGCAACCTTCTGTTTACATGACTGCTCAAGAAGTAGCCCAGTTAATCCATTCTTATGTTGATTCTTCTTTTAGACAAGACCAACAAAACATGAGTAAGTTAGTATTTCTTTATCCTTCAAGGGTAAATAAATTCTTTATGTATCACAACTCTATAAACGAGTTTGCTCTTGCTAACTATCAAATATCGCAAACGGGAACAGGGGCTAATGATGGTGCTAGTATTGTTCAAACCAATGCAATATCTAGTTTTACAGATGTGGCAGATTTGCCATTAGTGCCTTTTAATTTCAATGCTAGAAAACAAGATAACGAAGGCGTGACAAATTTGTTTGAAGATAGTTTCCCCGACCCAATAAGCCCTTCTACTGGTGTGTCTGATTCTCAAGCACTAAGCGGTGTAATACAGAATTTTGATACTACCTTTGATTTGAACCCATACATCACATTTAGTATGTCATTTAAGGTTGCTACTACTATTACTCTATAAGGTGATTACATGGTTAAAACAGTCTTTGGAAAGAACGGAAAATCGTTGATTTTTCCTGTTGCTTGTCAAGGTTATGTCAGTATCAATTACAACAATTTCTTTTCTTCAAACAATGACGACCCCGAACATTACGGAATATACGCTTTAGAAAATGAAGATTTTACAATAGAAGCATATCTAACACCCTATGATAGCAAAGGAAACCCTAATCATTTTCGTTTTGGCTTTAACGGTATTAATTCATCAAGCACAGAAGCACAGAAAAATAGTCTTTCTAACCTTGAAAGTGAAAGGGTGTTTCCTTCAATGAGTAGGCTTTTAATTGAAGATACGGGGAGGACTGTTAAACATTATTTTGCTGAAACCTTAATGGCTAGTGAAACAAATTTAGCATTCCCTATTTCAATGAATGCCTTAAAACAAGGAAGAGTAATGACAATATTTCACAATAAACATTTTAATCTTTCATTAGTAAATGATGTGGTTAGAGAAAGTGGTGCTTTATTTGCCGAATTACCAAATAGGGACTTTTACAATCCATCTAGTTATAGATTAAGAGTTTCTCTTTATGCGGGAGGGGGATATGATACACTTGTTTCAAATCAAGTATTTACACCAACCACAGGTAATACAGATACCTTTTCAAGTCCAAGTGTAACTGCGAATACAACTACTCACCCTGCTGATATTGAAAGAAAATATGTGAGTGATACTAAAGAAATTAAATTAGAACCAGTTTATTATGCCGAAACTAGATATGCTCTTTCTACGGATAAAAGATTATTAAAAATAAAAAGAGCAACTACTGGAGTTAGTGGGATTTGGGAAATAGAAGCAAATGGCGCAATAACAGATGAAAGCGCAAAGGCAAATTTGTGTGTTGGTATGGAATTATTTACTAATGACGGAATAAAATTAGGTAAAATTGACGATGTTGGAGATTTAATAAGTCTTGCAAATAATAGACAATTTACTATGTCTGATGGCGATACTGAAAACTATACTGATGATTTTTCAAGCGATTACATTTCTGTTTTTGCTTTACCACAGAAAGAAGCCCTATATATGTTCAATTCACATTTAGTCGCATTTTCTTTTAACTACAAAACAGGAAGAATGGTTTTATTTTACAACGGACAAGAAGTAGCATCAAAACAACATAAATATCACCCCGATAGTGGAGAAAGTGAAGCGGTTAATGAGAATCTATGGAATTTTTCTTTCTCCCCCACTAATTCCTATATTGGCAAAAATGTAGAACAGGAGACTTGGGACATTCCTACTGGTTCTAATTATATTATGGATAGAGAGTCGGGGACATCAGCAATGAGGACTCAATTTTATGGAGAATTTCACGAAATTGCTATTTCTAAAGGATTCAAAAAAACCTTTAATTCTATACAAAACTTTGATGGTAAGTTTGACAATCTTCTTTTGTATTATCAATTTGATGGGGGTTTGGAAGCATGACTCAATATGTTTTGAATGCGGGAAGAACCACTTTTGACAGTTTAGAAGTCAATGTAAATACAGATGTAAACCCAGTTTTAGTAGAGAATGGAGGAGGTAGAGATGGTTATTTATCATGCTACGAAATAAAAACTTCTCCTTCTACTAGTCAAAACGGTATTGATGCCTCGGCAGTTTCTTACACAAACTCACCCGAACCTACATCTAATTCTCATGGAATAGGATTGAATAGATTTGCTCCTAGAAATAAACACGATAAAAACGCCCACTTACTTAATTTAGAAACAACTTCTTCTAATAGAATTAGGAGTGCTAAAGTTGTTGGCGAAATAGAAGCAACTGGAACAGTAGGGTATAATCTATCAACAGGACATTATGCTTTTACTTTGAGTGGCTCGGAAGAGAGAATAATTAATACTGGAGACATAAATGTTGGTTTAGCAAATGGACAATTAAGTGGCTCGGTTAATGGTAGAATAGATTTAGACCTAAATGATTATTTCGTAGTTATCAATGTAGACGAACCCAAAAATCACCATATAGCAAAGATTACCAAAATAATTTCTTTTGATTATTTGGGAGACGGTTTTGAATTTTCTCCTTCTTACGGGTCAAATATACCAAAGGGGGCTAAGTTTGCAATTTATATTGGGCCACCAACAACCAATACAGACATTGTAGCAGTTGGATATGGACTTAACGATACTTTAGGAGATGGAGACCAAAGAAACGCTGAGTGGGTTCAAGCGTCTTCTCCCTCTTTTTACTTTTACAATGATAGACTAAAGAATAAGGGTCAATTAGATTACTCTACTAAATATCAACTCAATACTAGTAGGTGGCTTGGTTCGGTTGCGACAGGACATTTTGCACAAAGAATAGAATTAAATTCGTCTACTGTATTGCATATTTACATTAATGTTAAAACTCAATCTCAATGGAATATTGGGGATAAAATTCAAAATTCCGATGGGGTAACTTTTGGTGAAATATCATCAATTAATACTGATAGCACAGGCTATCTCATACTGGTTGTTACTATTCCTAATGGTCTTGATACTAAATTTTGGCCAAGAATAAACTCTCAACTATACGAACCTTATGTTGCAGTAAATGAAAAAACAGTCTTTATGACTAAATCTGAAAATTCTCCTACGGTTTATAGTCCAGTAGTTGGCGGTAATTTTGTTTCATATAAGAATGTGAAAGACCTTTCTCCATACGGAATGACTGCTAATGTTGTTGATGAATTAGAAAACATGGATAGGGGAACACCAATAGAGGCTAACATAAACGGGTTAGGTAGTTCTTCAGCATATACAAGAAATTTTGCTAATTGGACTGATTGTTTTAGAAATTATAAGACTAGTCTTAACGGTAAACATCTTGCACATGGAGGAGACGGGATAGGCAATAAAAGACATTTATACTATGATGATTCTTTTGATAGAAATAACATTATTCATGGTTTAGTTGATTTAGAAGTTTCACAAGATTATAACTCAATAGGAAACCACGCAAATGTTACTGTTTTAGATGTAAACGATTTGTCTAAGGTTAAACTTACAGACGGAGATGTTCTTAAGGTAACAAATACCATTTATTCGGGCAAAATGGGCTATGACTTTGATGCCCCAATAGAAGGAACGGTTACTGCTTTTAATGGTTTGACTGGACAAATAACAGTAACTAATTCAAACACTGATTATGATTATAATATTGTTTTAGGCAACAATCCTTACGAACAGGTTAAAATTGAAGGATATATTTTTCAAATCAGTAATATTTCACAATCAATAAGTTCAGGAGTAAAAACCGCAATATTGAGTTATTCGGGTTGGCGTTCTAGTGTTTACGATGTATCAAGTAATAATAACGGGGCTTTTATCACGGAATGGGACGAAAATCAAGGAATGCCTACTAACCAATCAATACTGATTGGTGCTGACATAAAAAGAACCGCTTGGTCTAACATATGTGGAAATTTAATACTAGCAAATGAAGCCCAAATGCAAAGCAATATTGTATATGCTGATACTGATATGCCGTATTTAGGTGGCGAGACAGAACCACCTGCGGGGGGATTGGCTTTACCGTATAAGACTGGTTCATACAATATTAATGGAAATCCCTCTACAAAAGAAGAAGATGTGTATAGTCAAACCCATTTAGTTTTAGGAGATGGAAACTTAACAGGAAGAAGATTCAAGGTAAAATTCTCTGATAAATTACACAATTGCCTTTATTTAGAAAATGTCATAGAACAAACTCCCGATGCTACGAAGCCTAATTTCAACTTAGCAATTCAAGGTTTCCTAAAACATGAGACTTTTACAGTAAATGACATAACTAAAGTAACTACTCCAACACTTCTTAATTATTACAACGGCCAGTTTTTAATTGAAAGAGTCATTTTTGATGGAAAGATTGACGATGCTGAAAATGGGGACGGAGCAATACCTCAAGTTAAAATTAAGGCTACGGATAAATCGTCCGAATTACTAAATGTTAAACTTAACAAGACATTGCAATTTACAGAAGACTATATTTATTCAACAAATAGCCCTGTTAAATCAATAGTAGCAACTGAATACCGATTTGCAGGAAGTCCAAATAGTTGGGATAATCTGTATGGAGATTGGGAATTTGTTGGCGGAGATACTATACACAAACCAAGTAATTATACTGGTTGGATTTACTTGATGAATGTTAATAATAGTCCTGTCTTATTTCAGTTTGATATAGGACAACATTTGTTTAAGCCCGATGGAACATGGATTGGGGAAATTACAGAAGTGGTGGGGGCTGATGATAGCGGGGGTAGATTTTGGGCTATTAAAATAGGCAGGGGAACAAACTGTATTATTACTACAACTGATTTTACTAAATATTCTGGTAGTGGCTATGAAACATACAAAGGAATCACTGATGGGTTAA